ATGCCTTCGATGTACGCCTCGAAGATGGCGCCGGCCGTCATGGCGTCGGCGATGAGCGCATCGCAGATGATCCGGTTGTCCGTCTCTGCGTCTCCGTTGTCGCCCTCGTAGACCACGCCCTCGACGGACACAAGAACTTTCTCGATGAACTCGGCGAGGCGCCGGCCCTGCTCGGCCGGGGTGAGGTCGGGAGCGCGGAAGGATTCGATCTCGACCTGCAGTTCGTCACGCTCAAGCGTGCGGAAGTGGCCGGTGAATGTGCTTTTGATGTGCTTGCCGTTGTCGGGTGTGAACACCGTGACAGGCCATGCGAACGTGCGGGATTTCTTCAGCTTAAACATGGTTTCACCAATTGACCGTTGGAGTTTTTGACCGTTAGAGCGGAATCCGCTGCAGGCACGGTCAACACCGGCAGCGGACGTTTCACCAGTTGCCTGGTGCCGCTTATTTCACCGTGATGGTGAACTCGTCATTTCCAGACGATGGGACGAACGCGAGGTTCATCTCGATGGTGCTGATGCCGGAGTTCTCGCCATACTTCGGCGAGAAGACCTGAACGGCAGGAGCATCAAACTGCACGATGTTGCCGGCAGTGATGCCGTGGATCAGCTGGAACGACGCCGTGGTTGAGGCAAGCGCCGTCGCAAACCAGCTCTTTACCGAGATGGCAGGCGACTCAACAACTACCGATCCGGTCGGTGCGCGGTCCACCATCTGGATCGACTCAGAGCCAACGACGTTTTGATACTGCACATCGTTTGCGATGTCGAACGTGAAGCCGTACATCGGGCCGGCGGTGCTGTGCAGCGAGAAAGTCGGCGTGTTGGTCTTGTTGCATGCCAGCGGGAGTTGGAACGCGGTGGTGGTCGGCGTCGGATCCGCCGTGGAGGACGGCGCCACGAACAGGCCTGTAAACATGAACTTAAACGCGGGGATCGCACCCGGCGCCATATCAAGTGAGAACGTACCGCGAGCACCCGTTACTGCGTGCTTCTGGCCGTCGTGGTGAAAGTAGATGGTTTGCGATTTGAAGTTAGCAACGGTCGACGTCGGCGCGTAAACGACGCTGACGCCAGCGTTAACCGTCTCCACAAAACCGCAGGACTTGAACAGCGTCCCGAACTTCGGCGCGGTTCCAGCAGCACCACCGCCGGCAACCTCAACCTCAAACTCCACCTGCACGTACTGGCCGACCTGAATCTGCAGCTCGTTGCCGAGGGTGCCAGAATCGAGGTTACGGCTGACGGTGTCGCCTGCTAGTGGGGTGATGGACAGGTTGCGCGTCAGGATGGCGTTGAGAGCGCCAGTCGGAGCCGCGTCCGTTCCGTAGGTCGTCTCCTCTTTGGAGAGAATCAGTTTCTTTCTTGCGAGCAATGGCATGGTGAGTTACCTCGTTAAGTGCCCTTGGGGAAACACGACGTGCCCGCGTCGCCCCAAGGGCGGCAGGAGGAATGGGCTCGTCGGATTCGGGGTTAGATCGCGGCGTCGGGATTCGCGGCGGTCGTGCGATACCAGGCGCGGAACGTGAGCCGCGCGAATGCGAGCGGGATGTCTCCCGCGTCTTCGATTTCCATGGTGGTTCCGGTCAACGTGACGTCGACCGCAATGCCTGCCATCGTCGGATCGGCAGCAATGGCCGACTCAACAGACGAGGCGAGAACGTCAACCGTTGCGTCGACGTCTGCGATTGCTTCTGCTGCAATCTCCACGATCACATCCACGTCGCGATTCAATCGCGCAGCGGCAAGTAGCGGATCCTGCACGCTGGTTTCCGAGTTCGCGAAAATGGCGATCACAGGCAGCGTGTCGACGGGATAGACGCGCGACGTGTAGACGCGACCGCCGGCCAACGCGCCGAGCAGAGTGGCAAAGCGGTTGCGGATTTGCTCGCGGACGTGTGCCACTTATCGAGCCCTCCGCCACTTGGCCAGTTCTTTCCCAACGCGGTAGTCCATCGTTGAGCGGAACTCGGCGTCGTAGATTTCTTTAACGCGGCTTGGCGTAACAACGTTTGCCAGTGCTCGTGCAACAAGACCGTCGATTTGCACCGACTTGCTTCGGACGGGCAGCGAGTCTTTCCCGACGCGGTTAAACACGGAGCTGCCGCGGTCAGGAAGTAGGAACGCGTGCTTGTCGTAGGTCCTGCCGCCAATGGTGTTGTAGGCCACGCCAGCTTTTTTTCGCTCCGTCACCTTGCCGAGTTTCTGGATCGGGATAACCCACTGGCCGACTTTGAAGACGGCCTCGGACTTTATGGCTTTGCGCGTGGCGCGCTTGGCGCCTCCGTTGAAGATCCGCGCACGCACGACGGCTCCGGGAATCTTGTGCTCCCGCGTAATTGCCTGCCGCGTTTGGTTCCGCATCTTGCTGCGGGTGCGATCAAGTGCGCGCCACGTTGCAGCCGGCGCCATCTCTGCAGTGATGCGCTCAAGCAGCTCGGTCATGTCGCCGACGTTTCCCGTGACGCTCACGACGTGCGCCCCAGCACCATCAGCACTAGGCCGGGGTCGTTCTCTTGGTAGTCCACGACTTTGTAAGTGATCGATTCGACGCGGATCTGGTCGCCTGCTGCGGCGGTGGTCGGGATGTTTTCGGCATCCGTCAGGATCGTCGAGCGGAAGCGGGAGGTAGTGACACCGCCGACACCAGAGACCTCGACTTCGGTGCGGTCATAGATCCCGAGAAACGTGCCGGTGCCCCACGTCAGCGCTTCAACGCTCACGGCGAAGTCAGAGAAAAACACGCCCATGTCGGCGGCGCTGAAGTTCACTTGTTGGCCTTGCGCACTTGAGAGCGGCGAGGCTCGACGTCTTGGATGTCCTCGGGAGCGAGTCGCGCTTTACCGATTGACACCAGCACGTGTGCGTCATTTTCCGACGCATCCACCACGGAAAACGCAGGCACGGCGATGCCTCCGCAGACGGTGTCCGCAGTGATGAGGATTCGTTTCATGGGTTGCCCCAGTGAGAAAAAGAAAAAGGCCAGGCCCGCGGTAAAGCGAGCCCAGCCTCTAGAGCGTCAAAGCATCAAACAGTCAACGCGTCCAGCATCGCGGCAAAGCTCTCAGGGTGACGGACAGCAACGTCCACATCCTGAAGCGCTACGACGCGAACGGTGCCGGCGGTGGAGCCGGTGTAGGGATCGACCAGCAGATCAAGCCCAGACCACATGCCGATCATCAGATCGCGCCAGTTGCCGAAGAAGATCGCCGAGCAGGTCGAACCCGAGGTGCCCTTCACGAGCGTGGAGGAGACTTGGTTGGTGATGACCGCGTTGTAGCCGTTCAGCGGCGTCGAGCCCTCGGTGTACACGAACATGCCGGTGTTAGTGGCCTTCTCAACCGCCTTGAGCTTGCCGCGCACTTTCGCGTTGGTGCAGTAGGCAAGATTGCCCACGTCGGCGTTGGCAACCGCCACCGCGCTTTCCAGCGCGATGATGTTGGCCCAGCTTGGCGCCGCGCCGTTCGTGCCGCCAGCAACGGAACCGATACCGGCGGTCGCTGCCACCCCGGTCGGCTGGTTCGATGCGCCGCTGCCATGCAATGCGACGCGGTCGATTTCCAGCGCGAGGATCGTGGCCAGATCGTTACGGACGAACGACTCGACATCGATGGAGGTTTGCAGCGTCAGCCTGCGGCTGAAATCCGTAAACGCACCGACGGTCTTCGGTGACAGAGTCACCTGGTCGAACGCCTGTTGCGACTCGGTCGGCGCACCGTTCTCAGCAACCCAGTACGCGGTCGCTGCGGTGGTGTGACGCGGGATCGCCACGTTGCCGTTCAGCCCGCTCATCACGGTGCCAACCTGCATCATGTAGCTGCGGTTGCGCAGAAGCGTGATGAAGTCGCCGGCCATCAGGTCGGTCTGTACGGTGTGGCCTCCAGCGGTGCTGGTGCCCACGAGCAGGTCACGAGCGAGGACGTCGATCGGCACGGTGATGCCGCGGCTTGCACGGCCGAGCCTTTCGGCAGCCGCACGGCTGGCCTCGAACTCAAACGCAGCAGCTTCCTGCGCGCGACGATCGGTCGGGTTGGCAAGCGCGTTGATAGCGCGAACGAACGAGAACGAGCGGACCTCGCGATCCGACATGCCGATGTCGCTGGACGGCACGGGACGCGTGCGCTCCAGGTGCTCGATCACCGAGGCGCGGAACTGGTCGAGGCCGAGGCCGCCGTCGATGGCGCGCTCTGCCAGGTCAACCACTTTAAACGTATCGCCGAGTTTGCGGATGCCACGCACGCGATCAAGCTCGCGATTGCGGACGTCGTTTTCGAGAACGCGCACATCGACGGCGGGTGCCGGCGCAGGCGCGACTACAGGCTGGATGTTTTCCATTTGAACTTCCTCAAAAAGTTGATGAATCAGAACGGGAGCGAAATCGCTGCCGCTGGCGCGTCCGATGCCGACGGTCACGTCTGCAGGAATGGACACGAGGGAGACCTCGAGCGGCTCCCAGTCCACGGCCCGAAACACGTCCGGTGCGGCACCTTTGCCGACCCGTTCCTGCTTCATCTCGTGGATGCGGTAGCCAACGCTCACGCTTCGCCGGATGCCGTCGACGACGTCGTTGAAGATCTCGCTTGCGCGCTGCCCACGTCCGAAACGGACACGGACCCGGCCCCGCCGGTCGCCATCAATCGAGACGCTTTCAACAACGCCGACTTGATCCGTCGGGTTGTGATCGACCAAGACCGGCCCGCCGTTTTCGAGACGCCCAGTGCGTATCGATGTTGGCGAGTGGTCGAGGATTTCAGTGCCGAAGCTCCGGTCGACCGGCTCCTCGGAGGAGAACGCAAGCTCTACAGTTCGCGCCTCGGTGTTGATCGAGTCGCGCGCTACATCAAGCGCTCGGAATTGCACAGGCAGATC